AATTTATTCGGTGACTAAAATTTTCCTTCCTCATTGCTGTTGTATTGTTCCATCAGTGCACTGCTATTAATATTTTCTACCTCCCTTTTTTTAATCTATACCCTCTTTCACACTATTCCTTCATTTGAGTTTATCCCCAACTCATTTTGTGCGCTTCGGCGCTTCTTGAGGCCCAATCATGTTGGGTCTTAATCCTGCTTCTAATAAAACCATTATCGATTTTGAAAAAAATAAAGCTTTTGAATTTCATAAAAAATTAAATGGTAAAGCCATTCGACTTCCTTTCTCTCTTAAAGCCCAAGATCATTCTTTTCTCTCTTCATTATACGCTCCTCAACCCATAGAACTTGGTACAGCTCGCCCGCCTTCCCATCCGGTCGTTGCTGCCTTAGTTCGCATACAACGCGATCGTATGAATAGTATAGCGCGTCATAGCGGCCATAACGTGCTATTCTTTGATTCTTCTCTCTCACCTCTTACTGACAACGCTGCTTTCATAGCCAACGGTGGCAATTTCCATCTTTGTCTCAATACCGAAGACCCACGTTATCATCAACGCCTGGCTAACGCTCTTTTCGACCATCATAACCAGCCAGGTTTTGTTAAGGACGTTGTCCAGGCCGCTCGTCTCGGTATTAACACAGAGTTGGTTTGCCATCGCGGTTTACATCATTGTAATTACACGTCTCCCATCGCTTTTGCTCCTAACACCATCTCGAATATCGATCTTACCACCATTGCCAAACTTTTTTACTCCCACGGCATACATGTCCTGCATGCTTTCCAAATTTTTCCGGCTCTTGGTTTAGTTCAAAATCGACATCATTACATCGATTATCAATATACTTTTGAAATTGACAATGATGAATGTTTGATAGGTAACGTCGACGATCCATCATACGGATACCGTTATAATTGGACCACCTTCAAATCTCATTTCATTAACTCCGGTATCGTAACTCCCTTTGGTTTCAACATACTTATCGAGAAAACACGCAACCATGGTATCATGTGGGAATTAAAGTACACACGCGTTAATGGCACTGTGGACTTCCCATTCCGCCTGCCTATTATCCCTGATGACACAATGCGCTTTCCCGATATTTGTGGGGTTATCCAAAAGGGATTTTATCTTTCCGGAGACGTCGTATCCAAATACTCTTTTTCAGGTTTCGATTTTCCACCAAATTTTCCTTTTATCGTTACAAGTAAACGCAAATGTGAACAACTTTATCAATTCATAGTCACACGCGTTGAAAAGAGTTTTGACCTTGAGACCACCGCTGCTTATGCGCGTTCATTATTAAGGCGCACTATTGTAGGAGACCACGTTATCGAAGAGGCGTGGCGCATTGACACTACTGAACTCCAACATCTTATTGTCAGTGCTTATATCTTAGCGATGACCTCTCGGCAAGTCTCTAATCAACGCGTTAGTGCAGCCGTTCGTTTACTCCAGTCTCGAAGCAGCATTTATTCCGGTGTTTTCAACCAAATCGGCACTGAAATACTCAATCTTTTAGGCAGCACCGGTGCCCGACTTTTTCCAGGAATACCATTTAGTTTCGTCGATCGTTTCACCCGATACACCGAGGCAATCTCTGGTCGAAGTAACAATATCTTCTTCAAACTTATTGAAAACATGCAGAGTTTCTTCGACATTGATCATCAAATTCATTATTCCGCCGCCTTCGACGTACCTTTTATAGACAAATATTTGCTTCCGTATCCTGCCCGCAAAATTGTTCACGGTCTTTTTCATCATTCCCGCACATTGGCTACAACTATGATGCGACGTTTTCGAACCTTAGCTGACACCACCATTTACCATTATCGACAGTTTAGATTGGAAGCTACCCTTCGCTGTATCGATATTGAAGAGCAATGGATCGGCCGTTTACTTCAAAGTTATGCCAACATATTTCCTCCTAATCATCCTAAAGTTGTTGGTTGGCGTCTCCGTAGCCAACAATGGCAGCAACGACGACAGGTTGCTCAAGACCTTATCGCCCGCAACCGTAAGCTGCTTATCTCTGGTCCTAATAAACCTCTCGTTAACTTACGCGATCCGAAAACTCGTTTGATAGATTCACCGCCTGTACATCCAACTGTTATTACCGTACCTCTTTTAGATCAACATAGTAAACTCTTGTCTGCCTCAGATAAACTTGCTCAAGCCGTCGACGATCGCCTCACTGATATTTCCAACAATGCCAGTGAAATCTTCGGTTCCACTTGTGATCCTTCTTTTCTGCCGCAATATACTCATAATTGCGATCACACAATTTATCATCAGGTAGACGTTCCCGGTGATGGCATGTGTGCTTTTCACACCATGGCTCATTTTCTCGGTGTTAACGCGACCGAACTCCGAGAGCAAATTCGTGACAGTGACATTGCCCCTCAGCAAGTTGTTGACCTGCTGAGTGATCCTGACGCATGGGGTGATTATCCTTGTTTCGCCGTTTGCGCGCAGATTTACGGGGTCCGTTTCTGCATCGAATTTGTTGATTCCCGGGACAAGATTTTCTTTCTTACACCTGGTAACGGTCCCATATATCACGTTCGTCTTGAGCACAATCATTTCTCACCATTAGAAACTGACATAGACTTTCCAATTGAGGGCAGCAACGTACCCGGCATTTTCAATCTAGTTTCTTCTGCCAGTAAACCTCTTCCCTCTTTCGATTATCTTGATCCTCTGTATCGCGAACTTAAAGGCCAGAACACTCAGCTCGCTAATAGCATCACTGCTCGTCTCAACCGATTAAAAACTGCGAAATTTGCTAAAGGAGAAATTTATCTTGGTCCACCTGGTTCTTGTAAAACCCGCGCCTGCATCAAAAAACTTGCCGGCACGGGTAAACGAGTGCTGGTTTCTTGTCCCACTCGTGCCCTGGCTGCCGATTGGGAAAATAAAACTAGTACCGAAGATTTTGCAGTTCTCACTTACCAGGCCGCTTTAGTTCATGGTTTTGCCGAGCAGTTCGACACTATAGTTGTAGATGAATGTTTCACCATCCCTTATAGCTACATTCTCGCTTTCGCTGCTCTTGCACGCGTTAGACTCATCCTTCTCGGTGACCCCAACCAAATTACCAGCATTGACTTTTCAGAGAGTAAATGTCACACCGGAACTCCGCGTTTGGAAGACAATCTAGATTGTTACGATCTCTATGAGTGTGCCGCAACCAGCCGCATACCTGAAGACATCGTCGAAACGGATCTCTTCCAACGCACCTATCCTGGCATTTCCACTACTAACCATCGCAAGTCTCTTCATATTCACGATCCCACGGCTCCCCTCCCTGCCAATCACCAGGTTCTTTGTTTCACCCAGGAGGCAAAAGCGCAGCTCTGTCAATTTTATCCACAGGTTAAAACGGTTCATGAAGCGCAAGGTCAAACTTTTGACGACGTGGTACTGGTTGTCGGCTCTTCACCAGGTGAACTTGGTCTCGCTTATGAGAGTTACAACCACGTTATCGTCGCCTGTTCAAGACACACCCAAAATCTTGTCTTAAGTATAGACGATGTCGCCACCTTTCTTCAAAGAACTGGCTTACAACCCGAACCTTTGGTTTATGTGAATGATGATGTTGAATTACACACTCGAGACAATATCGACGACACCCCTCGCATAGTACCAGCCGATTATGTTCCTTTCTCCCCTCCTGCCGTTGAAAGCTTTGCCGACAATCCACCGTCTTTTATTAAAGACGTCGACCCGAGTAGCGTTCGTGAAGTCTTTGACATCTACTTTCCGGTTCGAGAAAAACAACTTGAAGATTGTTATTACGCAACCACAACCTCATATAACACCGAGGGTAGTGGTAGAGCCACCGTTCAATTTGAGAAAGTAGCCGAGAACAGCCTTCAAGAAATGCGTACATTCACTCGTTCCACTTTTTCAATAGACCCTCGCGGACGCTATACCACCTCGCGTTCCCGCATACAAGAAGTCCACACCGCTCTTCAACGTTTACTGAAATTCACCATGAACCCACCTCGCGCCTACGTTCTCGAGCATTCCATTCGATTAGTCAACCAGCTTAACGATTTGATCCCCTTCTGTCCTGTTCAAACGCGCAATCCTGAGCTCATACATCAAGCTTATGTTGAATACGCTTCCAAAATGACTGAACGGGGTCAAGGTATCGAAGACATTACTGAGAAGACCATTATAGATCCTGGCACTGTCTCACTCTTTCTCAAACAACAATTCAAGCAAGACTACACTTCTGGCGAGGGCGCTCTTCGCGATAAGAGCGGTCAACCCATTAGTGCTTGGGACAAGCGCACTAATTTTATCTTCTCAGTCTGGGCGCGCATTCTCGAATTTTATCTCCTCGATTCTCCAACTCCCCGTTTTAAATTTTTCAGTCGTGTTAGTGAACCAGTTCTCCTCAAGTGTCTCGATAGTTTCCCCAAGGACGGCATCTCCTATTTCTGCAATGACTTCACCGAATACGATAGTTGTCAGAACGAATTGGAACATGAAATCCTTGCGGAAGTTCTCCGACGCATTGGCGCACCTGCCGCTCTTATTGAACATTACCTCCACATCCGTCGTAACCGTGTTGCCTATTCTCAAACAGTCAAATGTAAAGTTAAAAATAAAAGAGATTCCGGCGAACCTTTCACTCTCATTGGCAACACTATTTTCACCTCTTGCATTGTTCTTGACATCATGGATGACTTTGATTTTCTTTTGGTCAAAGGTGACGATTCGGCCGCAGGTGGTTATAATATCTCTGTTCGCCATGAGAAAATTGCCCACTACTTTCAAACCAACCGCTATGTTATGAAGCCTAACGTCTCAGACAGCTGTGAATTCGTAGGATATATCACCAATGTGAATGGCACTTGCCTTGATATTGTTCGCCTTTGTGCTCGTTTAGTCGGACGCAAATTTAAAGACGAAGAAGACTTCAATGATTATGTCATTTCAGTTCGTGATAGAGTACGCTCGTTCGCTTCTGTGGATCTTATGCATCGTAGCATTGCCGTTATTTCCCTCCACTATAAAATGGCTCCCGAACACGTCGAATGGCTTTACAATTACCTCTTAAATTTCGCTTACAACAAAATTCCTTTTGATGCACTCATGTCTTCAAAACAATCCATCTGGAATCTCATCAGTAATATTCCGACTCGTTTTTGATAGAGGGTATTTACATCCTGCGATCTTGAACTTTACTTAACAGTTATACAAGTTTGGTCGTCGGATGTACGGTTGTTGACTCGCTGAGAACTCTCTTTTGAAATCTATCCAGACATTCTTAGAGATCGATCTCGCCTCTCGACAATCACATACTGGATCCTCCGGAAGAGATTCCGTTAGAGGAACTGGTCCAACCAGATTTTCGGATCTTTGCTGGTAATCCTCTTCGTTTCGTGGAGTTTTATCGCATACTAAATTTTCTCAGTTTTTCTTTATTGTTATTTTTTATTTTATATTTAGATTATTACGCGGTCTATTATAATACCTTCTACTTTTATCATTCTCCTTATTTTTCTCTTCCTTATTCACCTTATCCTTATCCTGTTTCTTTCGCTTGGGTATGTCGTTTTCTCGTGCTTCTTTCCGTGGGCGTTTTCGTGGCCGTGGTCGCGCTGCATTTATGCGCCCTCCACCATCTTACTTCTATTACCCTCCACCCCAACCTCTCTCCGTTCCGATTCGCCCCGCTCCTCCTCCCCCGACCAACGGTAACGCTCCGAAGCAAGGATACCTCGAAACCATCCTTGCATCGTGTCAAGAGAACATTTCCAACCCGTTCCGCTTGGCGCTTTTCATCCTCGGTGCGTGTTTCGTTGTTGCATGGGCGATCAACGCTTCCTCCCCTGGTCACCAAGTCGTCCAACACCTTCGTGGTCGTCTCTCCGAGACACATGCCACCAAGGTTAAGACCATCACCGACTTCCTTACCACAAACCACGTCCGCTTCTTCGCTTCCGGTGTCATGCTCATCCCCTTCTCCCTTCTCTACGCCCGGCAAAAATGGCTCACTTGGGCTCTCGCTTTCCTCCTCGTCATCTGGGTCGCCCCTACATACAGCGAGTGGCAGTACGTCGTTATCTCCTTGCTTCTCTTCGCGTACTACGCACAGAAAACCAAGGAGAATCGGCAGACTGCCCTCGTTATTCTGCTTGTCGGTTTTGTGGCAATCCATTTTGTCTAGGAGGATGGCGTGCCCCCCTCGGATGCCAAGCCGGGCACATCTCCTAACCTTAACCCGCTACTTTCTTCCTTCATCGACCGTTTATCACCTTCGCAACCTCAACCTTCTTCCCTCTCCAAATCTTCTGTTTCAGTACTCCCGGCTCCTTCGACATCAACCCCCGCTTCCTTATCATCTTCCTCTTCCACCACGTTTCGACCCCCTTTCGAACCTATTCTTCCCGCTTGGCATCCTCGTGCGTCAGCTTCACACGTGGATCCTGAAGTGCAACGCTGGTATCGAAAGAACACGCCTCAGGTACCTAAGAACTTCTCCACTTCTTCTAAGTCACCGGCTGGTCACCTGGCCCTCGTCACTCCTCTCGGAGACCATTTGTCTCGCCGAGGCTATGTGTCGGATGGAGACATTCTTAGATTGTGCCCGATTCCTTCATCATTCTGTTCTAGTGCACCGGGATCCAAATGCGAGCATTTGGGGTATTCTACGCCTGTCGTTGATCGCCCTGGTGCTTGTTGGTGCTGCTCCGATATTGGTTGGCGAAGCATGCCTTGTGTCTGCTTCTGTTCCGACTACGCCTGTGGTCGCGAACTTCCGGCCTCTCTCGGTACCGCTTCCACTCACCACAAGTAGTCCTATCCTTACTTTCCCCCCTTCTACTCCTTTCTGCGTTCTTCTTGACACCGAGAAACTTTGGCAATCCCCGGACTGTTTCGACCAAATTCTTTCTTGTCAAAATCCCACTCTTCTAACTCTCGAGCATCACTGGTACGGTTCTTCCGTTACTTTGTGTCTTGCTCTTGAGCATTTTAATTTCACCGCTGTTTCTCACTCTTTCTTTCTTTCCCGTTTCAACCATGAGTTCACAATTTATCACTCTCCTCATGGTTTCTTCTTTCTCTCCGATCATTTCATCGATTCACTCATTTCACTCGATCCTCCACACATTTTTTCCCAGACTACTGTGTTTCTTTATCACACTCTTCCAATCTGGGATTACTTTAAGCAGGTTGATCTTCTTTTCTTTTCTTTAACTTCCTACAACATCACTATTCCAGTCAATAATACCTTCACTTTTTTTACTACTCATAATTCTTCCACTCAATATTATCGTGAGGTTAGACTGGACACATCTCGGCACACCATCCCTTGGTATGCTCGACCCTTTTTTAACCTTCTTGAGGCTTTTCTTCGTCTCATCATTAAAATTCTTTTTACTCTCATTTCTGAACTTCTCAATCTGCTTCTTACAATCATCATCCGTTATCATTTAACTCGTCACATTGTGGCTTTTGCTCTCATTTTCGCTTTGTCATCATTGCATCGCTTTAATCTTTTGCAATTCGCTTTCAGTGTGATTCTTACCCAATCATTCATTCTTTTCTTTCCTGATTAATTCTTTCTCACCTTCT